GACTGTTGGAGATTGCTGCTGAAATACCAGGAACCGGTATCAGCACAGGAATACTGGGAGCGGCTTGTAGAAGACGCCAGGACGATAGCAGAACGGTACGAGCATCTTCGTTTTGCAGAAAAGACAATCTTGGCTGTCTTAGAAGAAATAGATCGGATTTGGAGGACAAAAAGTGAAAGGGGCGAGAAGATGAGCGATGAAAGCAGAATACCGAAGAAACCGCAGGCTGTACTGAGCGTGTTTGGTGGAACAGCCTACGAGTGCCGAAACTGCGGCGATGAGGTGCAAAAGTATCTGCCGTATTGCCCGTGGTGCGGACAAATGCAAGATTGGAGTGATGTGGATGAACCATGAAGGATACCGTGATCCGACAGCAGACAGAGCCGTGCGAAAGGCGGATAAGATGCCGAAGCACATCAGAAAGATATTTGATGCGTTGAATACGGTTGTGAGTGTGCAGGGGATCAAAGTGACGGAAATCACTGACAAGCACACCGGAAGAAAGTGGAAACTGTGATACATACGAGGGGAGGCGATGCCGGTGGAGATTAGAAAGCGAGATATGAAACTGAGCGATCATAATATCTCAAGGGATAAGTACAATGAGCTGAAATACTTCTGTTTGCAATACTGGCAGAAAAAGCAGGAGATCGGCAGGAATTACGGCATAGATGGATTCAGTCAGGACGGGATGCCAAGAGGAACGTCGAGCAGCAACCCAACGGAGAAAAAGGCGTTGCGGATCGCACAGCTGAAACACGACACGGACTTGATCGAGCAGACGGCGATGGAGGCAGATACAGAAATATATCCGTGGATTCTGAAGAATGTGACGTCTGGTGTGCCGTATGAATACATGGATGTGCCGATGGGGCGTAGAAAATTTTATGAGGCGAGAAGATACTTTTTCTTTCTTCTGGCACAAAAAAGATAAAAATTTTTAAAAGTGGGTAACTAAGAGGGGGTACTTTCGTGATTTAATGGTATCATCGGTTGGTTGAAAAACTGATGCTGACATGGTTGTTACATTTACCTCTGTATTGTATATTTTAACAACTGCCGGGTCTCAACAGCCCGGCAGCATCGGAACATAGCTCAGCGGCGAGAGCAGTCTCATGAGTAGACGAGGGTGAAGGTTCGAGTCCTTCTGTTCCGATTTCCCTGATGGGAACATATAAGAATCCTTTCTCAAAAGAATACTACATTTTCCGCAAGAAGACATCTGGCAATGCCGGGTGTCTTTTTGTGTACTTACAAAACGACGAATAAGAGGTGGTGAGGCTTGGCAAGAGCACCGGATAAACGAATAGAACAAGCAAAACAGATGTATTTGCAGGGACAGAAATTAGTTGAGATTGCAAGTCAACTAAATATCCCGGAAGGGACAGTCCGAAGATGGAAATGCACGCACAAATGGGAAAACGAGCGTTCGGATATAAAAAGCGAACGTTCGAAAAAGAGAAAAAAAGGCGGTCAGCCGGGGAACAGAAATGCGACGGGCCCGCCTGGGAATAAGAATGCTGAGAAGTATGGATTCTTCCGGAAATACCTGCCGGAGGAAACACAGGAAATCTTCTCGGCGATTGAACAGGCTGACCCGCTGGATCTTCTATGGCATCAGATTCAGATCGCATACGCTGCCATTATACGTGCACAGCGTATTGCCTACGTGAAGGATCAGCAGGACAAGACGATCGAAAAAATAGAAAACAAAGAAGGAAACGTTTTCGGAGAGAAATGGGAAGTACAACAGGCATGGGACAAGCAGAATGAGTTCCTGAAAGCCCAGGCGAGGGCACAGGGCGAGCTGAGAAACATGATCAAGCAGTATGATGAGATGCTGCATAAAAACTGGGAGGCAGCCAGTGAGGAACAAAAGGCACGCATCCAGCAGTTAAAGGCACAGGCAGACAAGATCAGCAGGGAAAACGGAAACGAAGATCAGGAAGATGGGGTGGAGATTATCAATGATGCACCAAAAGAAACAGGTACGGATATCTGATATTGTGATCCCGAAGTATCTGCCGGTGTTCAATAACAGGAAGTACAGGCACATTATCCTGACATCGGGGCGGGCCGGCACAAAGTCCAGTTTTGTGGCAATCCGTGCCAACTATCAGATCATAGCGGACAGCCACGGATCTGTGGTGGTGCTGCGTAAGCATCACAATAAGCTGAGAAAAACAGTGTATAAAGAGATGCTCCGTGGAATTGGCAGGCTGCAGATACCAAAGAACCGCTTCCGGATCACAAAGTCACCGATGGAGATTAGCTACCGGAAGAACGGTTCGAGCATATACTTTTCCGGATCAGATGGCATTGACGATACCAAAGGTATCATTGATGAGGACAAGCCGATCAAACTGGTCATCCTGGACGAGCTGACAGAGTTTTTTGAGGACGGTGAAGGAGAAGATGAACTGCAGAACATTGAAGCAACGTTCATCCGCGGCAACAGTTCCGGGTTTCAGATGATCTACCTGTTCAATCCACCCAAGAACCCGAATGCCCCGATCATGGAATGGCTGAAGAAGATGGAAGAACGCCCGGACTGCATCCACATCCACACAGATTACAGGGATGTACCGGAAGAATGGCTGGGGCGTGACCTGATCGAGACTGCCGAGACCATGATGCGTCTGGATAAAAAACAATACAGCTGGGTATGGCTGGGAGAGTGTATCGGCGTTGATGAACTGATTTATTATATGTTTTCCGGACGGCACAAAGGCAGGCCGGAAGAAGGACAGAAATATAACCTGATCGGCATCGGGGCAGACTACGGACAGCAGAACGCAACGACCTATCAGGCCTGCGGTATCAACGAATATCAGTGTCGTCTGGATGGCTTACAGGAGTATTACCATTCGGGCAGGGAAACCGGAAAGCAGAAATCACCATCAAAGTATGCGGCTGATTTTGCAGACTTCGTGGAATCCCTGCAAGAGGCATATGGTTGCAACATCTTCTACCTGTACTTAGACCCATCGGCACGGGGACTGCAGGAAGAAATCAAGAGAACCTGCCGACAGAGAGGCCTGACCATACATTTCAAGGATGCACAGAACGAGGTCGCACTTGGGATTGCCAGGGTTCAGAAACTGCTGACCTATGGGATTCTTCGGATATCGCCGGATCAGAAGCACCTGATCGAAGAATTTGGCTTATACGAATACGACAGGAAACTATTAGATAAGGGCAGAGAAGTACCGGTAAAAGAGCACGACCATTGCCTCGATGCCCTGAGGTATCTGGTCATGGGGCTCTGGAACAGGGTGAAGCGGTTCCTGCCAAAGGAAGAAAGGGAGGACAGAAATTGAATATTTTTCAATATTTTCGAAAGAAGGGAATCAATACGCTCCCTTCTTCTTTTTACGGAAAAATAGCGGAGTGGGAGAGTTGGTACAACGGAAATGTGAAACGGTTCACTTTCTACCGTGTGTATACCGGCAGGGGATGCTATAGCAGATGCAAGCGTCACAGCCTCGGCATGGCGAAGAAAGTCTGTGAGGATATGGCAGATCTGCTGCTGAACGAACGTGTGACGATCGTACTGGATGACCAGAGAACGGATGCATTTGTTCGTCAGATCTTGCAGGACAACCATTTTGACACACTTGGAAATGAATACCAGGAACGAAAGGCGTGCTCTGGAACCGTTGCCTATGTTCCGTGTATCGAGGACTTGCAGAGCGGTCTGCTGGGCGAAGTGACCGGCGGAAGAATCAAGATCAATTATGTGACTGCAAAAAATATCTTCCCGGTCAGTTGGGAAAACGGAAAGATTCAGGAAGTAATATTTGCATTTCCGAAAACCTATTGCACAAAGAGATATCTGCACTTGCAGCATCACAAGGTCGGCGGGGATGGAAATTACCGCATTGAAAATACCGTACTGCTGGTGACGGCAGGTTCGACCTGCGGGCAGGAGCTTACCGAAGAAGAGTGGCAGGAGGTTCCAATCTTTGCCGGGCTTCCGGAAGAGATCGAGACCGGATCGGCAGAACCACAATTTGTGATCGACAGGCTGAACATGGTCAATAATGCCGATATGGAAGACGAGGAGAACCCGATGGGTATAAGCCTTTTTGCGAACAGCATCGACATACTGCGGAAGATCGACACAGAATATGATTCTTACGCCAACGAGTTCGGACTTGGACGCAAGCGGATTTTTGTGGCTCCGGAGATGCTGACGGATGAGAACGGCAATAAGGTCTTTGACGAGAATGACACGGTATTCTACAGTCTGCCGGAAGAAACCTTGAAAGACACAAATCCAATCTATGAAGTCAACATGGAGCTGCGTACAGAGCAGCACAGCAAGGCTTTAAACGATGACCTGAATTACCTGTCCATGAAATGCGGATTCGGGACAGAACGCTATAAGTTCGAAAAGGGGACGGTTGCAACGGCAACGCAGGTGATCTCGGAAAACAGCGATATGTACCGGAGCTTGTGCAAGCATGAAATCGTGCTTCAGAGTGCCCTGGAAGAACTGATTCGCATCATCATCCGTCTTGGCATTGCCCTCGGTGAACCACTGAGAGAAGACGTAGAAGTCACAATCAACTTCGATGATTCCATCATCGAGGATAAGGAGGCAGAACGCCAGAGAGACCGGCAGGATGTCTCCATGGGAGCCATGGGGGTAGATGAGTACCGGGCAAAATGGTTCGGTGAAACACTGGAACAGGCCAGAAAGAACCTGCCAGTGCAGAACAACGTGATGGAGTGATGTCATGGCAGAGGAGAGAACCGCACCGGATGTGCAGCGGATGGGGCTGCAGGCTGAGAAGATCTGGAGGGAAGCCGAGAGGCGTATCATGGAAGATGTTATCCGCCGGATTAGAAAGACCGGAGAGATCACATCAACGGCAGATTACCAGATTAACCGTCTGATCGAGATGGGCAAGTCCCGCGAAGAGGTGGAGCGGATCATCAAGGAAGCACTGGGGGCAACCTGGGCAGAAATGTTTGAGATGTATGACAAGGTAGCGGAATGGGAATACGTCCGCAACCGGGAGATCTATGAACAGGTCAATGATGATTTCCTGACGCCGGAGGATAACAAATGGCTGCAACAGCTCACAGAGGCGACCAAGAAGCAGACGAAAGACACGCTCGTTAATATGGCACAGAGCTACGGATTTTCAGTCCTGATGGCAGGGAAGCGGGTATTCACACCATTTGCCGAGTACTACCAGAAATACGTGGACACGGCCATCCAGGACGTTGTGACGGGCGGCACAGACTACAACTCGGCGATCCGGAAAGTCGTCACCCAGATGACGAACAGCGGGCTGAGGGTGGTGGATTATGCTTCCGGGCATACGAACCGGGCAGACGTGGCAGCACGCAGAGCCGTCCTTACGGGCGTGAACCAGATCACGGCACAGGTCAGTGAGCACAACGCAGAAAAACTCGATACAGAGTATTTTGAAGTGTCCTGGCACCCATGTGCAAGACCAGATCACCAGACATGGCAGGGCAGGGTGTTCAGCAAGAAGGAATTAGGGACGGTCTGCGGATACGGAACCGTCACAGGATTGTGTGGGGCGAACTGCCGGCACACGTTCCACCCGTTCATTCCTGGCGTTTCTGAAAGACTCTATCCGGATGACTGGCTGGAAGAGCAGAACAAAAGGGAAGCCCAGACAAAAGAATGGAACGGCAGGCAGCTCAATGCCTACGAACAGACCCAGCAGCAGAGGAAGATGGAGACCGCCATGCGTGCCCAGCGTCAGAAGATACGGCTGTTGCAGGAAGCAGGAGCCGACAAGGACGACATCATGCTGGAAAAAGCAAAGTACCAGGGACAGCTGAACGAGTATAAGCAGTTCAGCAAGAAGATGGGACTTCCGGAACAGCGTGAGAGAATCTATCAGGATGGACTGGGCAAGGTAGCGACCAACACGAAACAGCAGAACGCACGCTATACACCGGAGATGATGCGGAATGCTAAGATTGATTCGAACCAGTACGAACGGTACAAGGAAGTGCTGAAAGAAGATGCTGGAAGTCTTGCGGATTTCAGGCAGATGAAGTATAATGACCCTGAAAAATGGAAGTTCGTCGAAATGGATTATCAAAGACAAAAGGAGCTTCTGGAACATCCAGAGCTTAAACTACCGAATGCAGAAACGGCTATTTTACCAGAGCCTAAGTTTACGAAATATCTTTTTGATGAAAACAGTCAAAAAGGGTATCCAAAGGGAAGAGCCTTTACAGATCGCTTGGGCTATGAAATGGGAAATTGGCAGGAACTTCAAAAAGCGTTAAAACAGGGAGCTGTGAAATATCCGGCTCAGTATGTTGATAATAATGGATACGGCGACAGATATGTCCAGAAGATGATTCTTTATGGTAAAAAAGAAACACCAGCAAATGTAGTTGTAGCATGGCTCAGGACGGAAGATGGCACAACAAAGTTGACTAGTGCGTACATTAAGGAGGCGAAGTAAATGCTCATAAAGGAATATGACACAATTCTTCTAAAAGATGGACGAAAAGCAGCAGTTGTGGAGATATTAGACGATACGCATTTTCTGGTAGATGTGGGTGATTCGCCTACAGATTGGGATACTATTGATGCAACTATTGATGATATAGTGAAAGTTATTGACAACTAAGAAAAATAAGTATTTACCACTGGTCTTTCGACTGGTGGTATTTTTGTACCCATTTTTAAGGAGGTGAGAAACATAAAAAGCAAAACTTACGAAGAATTTGTCGAAAAATTCAAACCGAAGAAAACGACAGACGACTGCTATACGCCATCGGAGATATACGAAGTCATAAAGGACTGGGTGTGCAAACGTTACAATATTGATCCTGAGAACGTGATTCGCCCATTCTGGCCGGGCGGCGATTACGAAAAAGACGAATATCCGCCGGGATGTGTGGTGGTGGACAACCCACCTTTTTCCATCCTGAAAAACATATGTGAATTTTATCTGGAACGGGGCATCCCGTTCTTTTTGTTTGCCCCGTCACTCACGGCATTATCCGGTAAGACCACCTGGAACAGAATGAACCACATTGTATGTGACTGTACGATCGAATACGAAAACGGTGCAACTGTGAAGACATCGTTTATTACCAGCTTCGAACCGGAAACGGTAGCGGAGACATCACCGGAGCTGACAAAGCTGGTAAATGATACAGTGGAAAAGCTGAAACAGGAAAATGCACGGAAATTGTCAAAGTATGATTATCCGGATCATATCGTCACCGCTGCCATGATGCAGAAAATGGCACGCTACGGCGTACATTTCAGGGTAAGGCGTGAAGAATGCCAGCTTGTGCGAAGCCTGGACGCCCAGAGAGCCATGAAAAAAGAGATTTACGGGGCAGGGCTTCTGCTGTCAGACCAGGCGGCAGCCAGGAAGCAAAACGCAGAAAAACAGGCAGCAGAAAATGCCAGAAAGCAGGCAGAGGATGCCATCTGTTATGAACTTTCAGAACGTGAGAGGGAACTGGTGGAAGCATTAAATAAATCAATATTAGATTAAGAAAGCGAGGATAAGAACATGAAA